ACAATTGAAGAAAAGTCGTTTTCAGGAGCTTAGTAGTGATATTAAAAAAGAAAAAGAATCTTTAAATAAAAATATTACGGATCTAACCTCTGGACTTTCTAATAACGTTATACAATATACTAATTCAGAAGGCCAAGTTATTACCACAACATCATCGGCAACTAGAAGAGCATTACAATCAGAGTTAAACAGAGCAATTGATAGACGTGATACTTTATATAGTCAAGAAATTGTATATTCAGATTCAGTTGGTAACCTGGATCAACAAATACTAAAAATACAAACGGAGTCTAGTGTTGCTGCCGAAATAGGACCTATTAAATATGTAGCACAACAAGTTAACCAGAGTATTGATACTGTTGTTAATTGGTTTATATTGCTTTTTATATTTGTTTTTGACCCATTAGCTGTAATGTTATTAATATCAGCTAATAAAGCTCTAAGTTCAACTAGGGCAAATAATAAACCAGAACCTAACCATGAAGTAGATGCTAAAGAGCTCGACGAAGTAGAAGAAGAGTGGGATGAAGATCATGCTATGGATCAAGTTATAAATAGTATGATTGACGGTTTAGATGAGGATGAATATCCAGAACCTAATGAAGCCTTAAAGAAAGCCGCTCAAGATTATAAATCAAATGAGCCATTAGTTGACATCTACAAGGAAAAAGGCACCGAGGCAAAAAAGCCAAAACGAGTTCTATTAAAATCAGAAATAAATAAATAAATGAAAAAATCAAAAGTTACGAAAGCAAATACAGGCTATAAAAAACTACAATGTACATATTGTGATCGTGTAGTTCAGCGTGTTGATAATAATGCAGTTAAAGTTATATGTTGGAAATGCACTAACGATTTAGTAAATGGGAAATCATTGGAATTACGAAAATAATTTATTATATTAATAATATGTTAGACGCAGAAAAAATAAACCAAAATTGGGAAATATATCGATCTCGAGTTAATGACTTATTTCCTACGAGAAAAGATCAATTAAATAAAATGTATAATGACTTTGAAGATCGTATCGCAATGATGCCGGCATCTTCTATGGCACATTTTCATAATGCATTTGCTGGAGGATATATAGATCATGTACTACGAGTAATGGATTGTACAGAAACATTATATAATACATGGCAAACATCTGGTGCAGATATGTCTGGTTATACTAAAGAAGAATTGATGTTTGCAGCAATGCATCACGATTTAGGTAAAGTAGGATTTCCAGGAGATGGTAATGAAGTTTACCAAGTAGAAACTTCGGATTGGCATCGAAAGAATATGGGTAGGCTATACAAGCACAATGAAAATATTCCTTTCACTATGGTACCAGATTTATCTATTTGGTTGTTACAAAAATATGAAATTTCAATGTCTTGGAACGAGTATCAAGCTATTAAGATTCATGATGGAATGTATGACGATTCAAATAAACCATATTTTGTAGCAAGATCAGAAAAAGCTAAATTAAAAACTAATATGGCAATTATTTTACACCATGGTGATCATATGGCTGCTCAAATAGAATACGAACGATGGAGAAATCATAAAGCCGGAGCTCCTAATCCAGTAGCATCAAAGAGCAAGTCTACTAAGAGTAACGCTATGAAGAATTTAGCAGAAAACAATCCTAATATAGGCAACTCTATTGCGGATATATTTAAGGATATGTCATGAGTATTATATTCATAATATTAGCAGTAATATTCTTTGCAGCAGCAATATACCTAGGTACAAGAGCTTATATATTAGCTGGAATTTTAGCAGATCAAGAAGATTATTATGAGCAAGTTAGTAAAACAAACCAATACATGTACGCTAGAATAAAGCAATCATATGATGTAATGCAAAACATTGATCGATTAGGAGCATTTGAAAAAGATGATGAATCTGGATCTACTTTTGAATTATTAAAACAAGTAATAGACGAACTAAAAGAAGAATTCGATGCCGAGGAAAAGAAAGAAAAGTAATAATTATTACACAAAGTTACAAGACGTAGCAATATGTGCTTATAATAAATCTGAGAGTTCAGTACAGCGAGAAAAGATATATAGAAGATTTATTTATCCTCCATTTATGAAGCTTACTGAAAATCTAATTAATAAGATGAAGCCAACATATATTCTAAATAAATGTTCATTTCAAGATTTACAAACAGATTTAGTTACATATTTAACTGCTAGGTTAGATAAATTTAAACCAAATGCTGGTAAGTCATATTCATATTATACAAGAACATCATTTAATTATCTTATTGCAGAAAATCAAAAAGCATACGTAAAGCTAAAACAAGACAGAGAACCAATTGATTTAGACGAGCAAAGAAATATACCAACAGAACTTCATAATAATGATATGCGTGAAACCATAAAGTATTTCATGGATGAATTTGTTGAATATTGTTATGATAATTTAAATTATATATTTACAAACCCAACTGATATACATGTAGCTGACTCTGTGTTACACTTATTCGAGCAACGAATTAACATTGAAGACTTTAACAAGAAGGCTCTTTATATCTTTATCAGAGAAAGAACCGGACTTCCGACTACAAATGTAACACGTGTTGTTAAAACATTAAAAAGTCTATACGAAACAAAATTCCAGGAGTATTCTAATAATGAGTTCATGAATTTGCCTTTTTAATATTTATTATTAAAGGACATATATGGATCGAAATGATGAAATATTCAAAGGTACCAGTTTTTCTGACCTCATGCATGACGTCTATCATAATTCCAAAAAAAAGGATAGACAGATAAATCAACTAATATCTCAGTTACAACCATTAATAAAAAATGCATCAGATGCTACTATAATAGTACCACTTATTAAAGAATATCTAGACGTAGCCGTTAAGAATGATGACCATTTGGTTAAATTAACTGCTATCGTTCAACGTTATATATCAACTACGCAAACAATTACCGGTGCTGACTCTCTTCTTTCAGATGATGAAAAACAACAATTGATTAATATTGCTCAATCAACATTAACTCATGAGCTAGAAGATGAGATGGATAAAATCGAAGAAGAGAATCGTGAAGTAACTCAAAAAATTGAAGCAGCTAAATCTAAACTAAAGGATAGAAATGTTAACTCGTGATAGCTTATCTGATACAGCAATATATGTAGCAGAAGTAAAGAAAAAAACGAGTACTGGTAATACATATAAACGTAACGAAGATGAAATATATCCTCGAGGAAAACGTGTAGCTATTAATTCCGAAACTGGTGATGCAAATCAAACACGAATTTCTTCGTCTGATATGTTATTTGCTATCGATGTTCAATTTACAATTAATGGTCGTTTAAAATTTATAGAAAATGTAAAGCCGATTAATTCTAGTATAAAACAAATTCCAGTTACCGGAGAATCGGTTTTAATATTTCAAGCAATAAGTCATGAATCAACAATAGAAGAATCATATCCGCAGTGGTATTACATGTTTCCTATAGCAATTAGTTCAAATACTAATAGTAACATAGTACCAACGGTAACAGAAGATTTCGAAGTTGATGAAAAATTCGAAGAAACTGCAGTGTCTCCATTACAGCCATATCGTGGAGATTTTATGCTCGAAGGAAGATATGGTAATAGTATTCGATTTAGTAGTACCATAGACTTTAAAAATGATTATTCAGAACCAGGTAAGTGGCTTGGTAATAATAATGGCGATCCTATACTCATTTTATCAAATGGTAGGGAATATAAAGAAGACAAACAATTTGTTACCGAAAATATTAATACTGATAATGCTTCTTTATATTTAACGAGTACACAAAAATTACCCTTAGTTCTAGGAACTAAAAATCAACCTAATTCATTAACAGGGTGCGTAACAACTAATGGTAATGAAACTAATTATATCGGATCACAATTTATAGGAGTATCAGATCGTGTTATATTAAAAGCCCGTAAAGATCTAGCAGTTATTGATTCGCCTATAGGTATTGTTTTAAATTCTACCGGAGCAATAAAATTAGGAAGCGAATCTGCAGCCGAAAGTATGGTACACGGAGAAGTATTATATGAAATTTTACAAAACATTATAAATCAATTAAATACGTTGATTCAATGTGGTTCTTCTAGTGGCACATTTATAAATCTTACATATGCTAATAAAGCACAACGACAGTTACAAGAACTATTAAGTTCACAATATAAGATAGATTTTAAACCTAATTAATAAAAATATTATATCATGGCAATCATTCCACCATTAGATCGAGTAACAAAAGCACCAGCATTAGGAGTTGATAAGTTACAACAACAATTTAATAATGTATTAGACTCAGTTGTAGAACAGGCAAACCAGACAATTAAAGATTCTGTAAAACTTCCTAATAATGTAAGTTGCGATGATCCTAGAGTTAAAAAAATAAAACAATCTTTAGAAAGTATACAGTCATCTATAGATGCAGTTCGAGAAAATATACCTAAAATACAAGAAGCTGTGAGTGCGGTTAATACTATTGTATCAACAGCCCAAGGAGTCAAAGCCACAATCGCAGCCGCTCAATTAGCTAATCCTATAACAGCACCATTATTCATAGCAATGCAATTAGAAGCAATACAAAATGAATTGATTGTCAATGCAATTGAATCTATAAAGCCATTACAAAATTTACCAGGTCAAATTGAATCTAAATTATCATCACTAACGCCACCATTGGTTGCAGCAATATCGAAATTAAATACGGTTTGTAATGATACTGATATCGAATTAACACTTCCTACAGTATCAAATGACTCAATATCAGATTATAATGATTTAATAGAAACTGAGTTTTATAACGAATTTAATGTATCGGATATTGATATATCTGGCAGAGCTGATTCGATTCGACAATTAATTGATCAACAACGAGATTTATTAAATTCATTGCAAGAAGCACCATCTCAGGTTTATAAACAAGACGGAGAACCGCCGGCGGAACTAGGTAAAATTGGCGACTATTATATAAATACGATTAATAACGTATCATATGGTCCTAAAATATCTACTACCGATTGGGGAAACCCCTTAAATTAACATTATACATATTTATAATAAAAAAGAATACCAATGGAATCTAAAGCACTTGTAAAAGCACTAAAAATAGCCGTACGAGAGGTTATTAAAGAAGAGTTATTAGAAATTCTTCGAGAAGGATTACAGTCGACAGTTACAGAGTTACAGACAGAATCAGTTAAAAATAAACCGATACGAACTAAAAAAACTAATAATAAACCAGTATATACCGATAATCGTTTTTCGGATATATTAAATGATACAGATCCTTTACGCGAAGAAGGTGTACCTAATTATAGAGAGTTGATGAATGAAGAAACTAATAATATGTCATTCAGTTCAAAAGACGCTCAAGGTTTTGGTATGATTCGAACTGGTAATACTCCGACACAAATAATAGAAGATCCAGAGTCTGGAAAGAACTTGCAAGTCGATCCAATTGTTTCAAGAGCAATGAATCGTGATTATAGAAGTTTAATGAAGGCAATGGATAAAAAGAAAAATAAAGGCTTTGCACTATAATGGCATATCGTATACAAACAGTTAATGATTCAACAATAGAACCTGAGATCGGCTTAGGTATAGATTTATCATTCGGTAATCCGGGTGTATTTAAAACTTTGTATACAACAAAAGATCAAGCTAAAGCTAATATTAGAAATTTATTATTAACTAGAAAAGGCGAACGATATAATTTAATTAATTTTGGTAGTGGATTATTAAACGTAGTATTTCAACCCAGTACACCTGAAATTAAAGAATTAATTGATTTAGAAATTAACGAAGCATTAACTAATTGGTTACCATATATAATAGTTCAAGATTTAGAAATATTAACTATAGAAGACGATCCAACTTTATTGCATACTATTAAAATAACTATAAAATATACAGTTGATGGGTTTAGTACTGATGCTATTACTATAACAGCTAATGAAGATTCATCTACTATAACGATTGATTAATTATGAATGTAAATAAAGACATAACATATATAAATAAAGATTTCGGTCAATTTCGTAAAAATTTAATAGATTTTACTAAACAATACTTTCCAGATTCTTATACTGATTTTAATGAATCATCACCTGGAATGTTGTTTATGGAAATGGCTTCATATGTTGGCGATGTATTATCATATTATGCTGATAATAATATTAAAGAATCATTATTAGCACAAGCAACAGAGCGTAGTAATGTATTTGATATTGCAACCGAGTTAGGATATACTCCAAAAAATGCAATACCGGCTTATACTGACGTCGATGTATTTCAGTTAGTACCATCTATTGGATCTGGGGATAATGTTCGTCCGGATTATAATTATGCATTAACTATTAAGCCAGGATTTCAAATAAAACAAAATGATGGTCCTGCTGTTTTTAGAACATTAGATTCAGTTGACTTTTCTTTTTCTTCTAGTATCAATCCAACCGAAGTTACTATATATGAAACTGATGATGCTACAAAACAACCAATTTATTATTTATTAAAGAAAAAGGCTAGAGCAGTTTCAGGTACAATTAAAACTACGACATTTACATTTAATAGTCCGATAGCTTATGATAAAGTAGTTTTACCAGATCGAAATATTATAGATATTGTATCATGTGAAGAGTCAGATGGTGATAATTGGTACATGGTTCCTTACTTAGCACAAGACACTGTTTTTGAATCGATTCCTAATTTAGCAGAAAATGATCCGGAGTTATCAATATTTAGATCTGCAGCGCCTAGTCTATTAAAATTGAGAAAATCATCTAAACGTTTTATTACTAGATTACGTAGTGATAACTTATTGGAAATGCAATTCGGATCAGGTGTGTCTGATAATAATGATGAAGAAGTTGTGCCAAATCCTAGTAATGTAGGAAACGGTTTAGCAGGATTTCGTAGAGCAATTGATGTTGATATAGATCCTTCGAATTTCTTATTTACTCGAACATATGGACAAGCGCCAGCTAATACTACGTTAACAGTTAAATATACAGTCGGTAATGGTATAACAGATAACGTGCCAGCAAATGTATTAACGGTAGTAGATTTTATAGAATTTGAAGATGATGTTAATAATACTAGTAATGCTGGTATAGTTAATTTTGTTAAATCTTCTGTTGCAGTAAATAATCCTAACCCAGCAACTGGTGCTAAAAATCAAGATACGCTACAAGACATAAAAAATAATGCACTGGCAAATTTTGCTACTCAGAATCGATTAGTAACGCGTGAAGATTATATAATACGTACATATTCAATGCCAGCAAAATTTGGTAGTGTAGCAAAAGCATATATTGTACCAGATGATCAAATATTACAACAAGATCAAGTTGAAAAGAGAATACCTAATCCATTAGCAATGAATATGTATGTTTTAGGATATAATGCAAATAAACAATTGGTAGAGTTAAATCAAGCAATTAAAGAAAACTTAAAAACGTATTTAAATCATTACCGTATTTTAACGGATGCTATAAATATAAAAGACGCATTTATTATTAATATAGGAATTAATTTTGAAATAACAGTGCTTCCTAATTATAATAGCAATGAAGTATTATTAAAATGTGTATCTAGTTTAAAAGAATATTTCAATATAGATCAATGGCAAATTAATCAGCCTATTATAAAGTCAGCAATTACTAATATTATAGGTAACGTTCAAGGAGTGCAAACCGTAGTAGCAGCAAAGATTAGAAATTTATATGATTCTGATAATGGATATTCTGGAAATGTGTATGATCTTGCCCCAGCTACTAAAAATGGAATCATTTATCCATCATTAGATCCTAGTATATTCGAAGTAAAATATCCTAATCAAGATATTCGAGGAAGAGTAGTAAGTTCTTAATATCTTTATATTTATACTAAAAGGATATAAAATGGGCGTAATACGAGATAATCGAACAAGTATTGTAGCAGGAGGACTTATTTCAGCGAGTTATGTTTCGGATGTATATAATGTTTTAACTGGAAATACTGTTGAAAATATTGCGTTTTCTGGTTCGCTAAATATTACCGGGAGTTTAATTGGAACATTAACAGGTACTGCTAGTACTGCTTCATATGTCGAAACATCACAAACAGCTTCATATGTTAATTTAGCACAAACAGCTTCATACGTTGAAAATGCAA